CTCCAAGTTCACCAGGAGAAAACTCATCGCCAACGAGACCGCGGCCGATCTTGAGGGACTCGATACCACTATCGATTGGAAAAATACGGGGGACAACGCGTACGATGGAGAGAAACTTAAACTCCTCGTCCACGACGAATCAGGTAAATGGGAAAGGCCCAACAACATCCTCAACAACTGGCGTGTTACGAAAACCACCCTTAGATTAGGTAGTAGAATTATTGGCAAGTGTATGATGGGATCAACATCTAATGCTTTAGACAAAGGAGGTGATAACTTCAAAAAACTATACTATGATTCAGATGTTACAGAAAGAAACGCCAATGGACAGACTCGCAGCGGACTCTATTCTTTGTTCATACCTATGGAATGGAACTACGAAGGATACATTGATTCTTATGGGATACCTGTATTCGACACACCAAGTAAACCGGTTGAAGGACCTCAAGGTGAAAAAATAAAAATAGGTGTAATAGAATACTGGGAGAACGAAGTAGAAGGTTTGAAGCAAGATCAAGATGGTCTTAATGAATTCTACAGACAGTTTCCACGCACAGAGAAGCATGCTTTTAGAGATGAAACAAAACAGTCTTTGTTTAATCTAACTAAGATATACGAGCAAATAGATTTCAATGAAGATATGCGTAATTCTACAAATGTCACAAAAGGTAGTTTTCAGTGGGAAAACGGTCAGCAAGATAGTAGAGTTATATTTACACCAAACAAAAGCGGTAGGTTTCTAGTATCTTGGATTCCACCACTACATTTGCAAAATAAAAAATACAGTAAAAATGGTAGGTTCTACCCAGGTAATGAGCATCTTGGTGCTTTTGGTTGTGATCCTTATGATATTTCAGGTACGGTAGATAAAAGAGGTTCTAATGGATCTCTTCATGGTTTAACTAAGTTTTCAATGGAAGATGTGCCACCTAATCATTTTTTCTTAGAATATATAGCAAGACCTCAGACGGCTGAAATATTTTTTGAAGACGTGTTGATGGCTTGTGCTTTTTATGGTATGCCGATACTAGCAGAAAACAATAAACCTAGATTATTGTATTATTTTAGAAAAAGAGGTTATAGAGGTTTTGCAATGAATAGACCAGATAGAACAAGAAACAAACTATCTGTAACAGAAAAAGAGATAGGTGGAATACCAAACTCTAGTGAAGATATTAAACAAGCGCATGCTGCAGCTATAGAGTCTTACATAGAAAACTTTGTTGGATTAAAAGAGACTGGTTACGGTGATATGTATTTTCAAAGAACACTTGAAGACTGGGCTAAATTTAATATAAACAATAGAACATCACACGATGCATCTATAAGTTCAGGTTTAGCGTTAATGGCCTGCAATAAACATAGATACACACCGGTAAATAAAAGAAAAACAGAACCCGTTGACATAGGTATTAAAAGATATGACAACAGGGGATATACATCAAAAATAATAAGTTAAATGAACGTTTATACTAATAATGACAGTTCTTTTCCTAGTCAAGTTGTAAGCAACGAAGAAAAAGGCACTTTAGAATATGGTAAGCAAGTTGCTCAGGCCATAGAGTTCGAGTGGTTTAGACAAGGTAGAACTAATGGAAATAGATATTTAACTAATTGGAATAACTTTCATAATCTAAGACTGTATGCTAGAGGTGAGCAGTCTATACAAAAATACAAAGATGAATTGTCTATTAACGGTGATTTGTCTTATCTTAATTTAGACTGGAAGCCAGTGCCAATTTTATCTAAATTCGTAGATATTGTTGTTAACGGTATATCTCAAAAGTCTTACGATATTAAGGCTTACGCTCAAGATCCTCAGTCTGTAAAGAAAAGAACAGAGTATGCTTCTAAACTTTACGAGGATATGATCGCTAAAGATTATATAGAAAGTGTTAAGCAAACGCTTGGTATTGATTTATACCAATCACCAGATCCAACTACTATACCAGAATCTAAGGAAGAGCTAGAGCTTAAAATGCAATTAAGCTATAAGCAGTCAATTGAAATAGCTGAAGAAGAAAGTATATCTACTGTTTTTGCTCAAAATAAATACGATCTAGTTAGACGTAGACTTAATATGGATTTAACCGTATTAGGTATTGCTGCGGCTAAAACTAGTTTCAACACTGCAGAAGGTATTAAGGTTGATTATGTTGATCCAGCCTATATGGTTTATTCATATTCTGAAGATCCTAACTTTGAAGACATATACTATGTTGGTGAAGTAAAAGCTATAACAATACCAGAACTTAAAAAAGAGTTTCCTAATATATCTGAAAAAGAATTAGAGCGTATTCAGAATATGCCTGGAAACAGATCTTATATAACTGGTTGGGGTGATTACGATGAAAACACTGTGCAGGTTATGTACTTTGATTATAAGACATACCACAATCAAGTGTTTAAAATAAAACAAACTGATCAAGGATTAATGAAGGCTATTGAAAAGCCAGATACATTTAATCCACCAGAAAATGATAACTTTGAAAGAGTATCTAGAACTATAGAGGTTCTTTACAATGGAGCAGTTGTTTTAGGAACAGACACGTTGCTTAAGTGGGAGTTGGCTGAAAATATGTCAAGACCATATGCTGACACTACTAAGGTCGCTATGAATTACGCTATTTGTGCACCTAGAATTTATAAAGGTAGAATAGAGTCTGTTGTTAGTAAGTGTGTTGGGTTTGCTGATATGATTCAAATCACGCATTTAAAACTACAACAAGTATTATCAAGAATGGTGCCAGATGGTGTTTATCTTGATATGGACGGTTTAGCAGAGGTTGATTTAGGTAATGGAACAAACTATAACCCTGCTGAAGCATTGAATATGTATTTTCAAACAGGTAGTATTGTTGGTAGATCTTTAACTCAAGACGGTGATCTTAATCACGGTAAAGTACCTATTCAAGAGCTTAACAGTTCTAGTGGTGGTGGTAAGATACAAAGCTTAATAACTACGTATCAATACTATTTACAGATGATACGTGATGTGACGGGGCTAAATGAAGCTAGAGACGGTAGCACACCTGATAAATCTACGCTTGTAGGTTTACAGAAACTAGCCGCTAACGCTTCTAATGTAGCGACTAGACATATTGTTCAGTCTAGTTTATATTTAACCCTTAAACTAGCAGAAAACGTTTCATTAAAAGTAGCTGACGCGCTAAGATTTCCATTAACTAGAGCATCGTTACAAAACTCTATATCTACATACAACATAAAAACACTAGATGAGGTTGTAGATTTAAATCTTCATGATTTTGGTATATTCTTAGAGTTAGAACCAGACGAAGAAGAAAGAGCTCAGTTAGAACAAAATATACAGGTTGCATTACAATCAGGCGGTATTGACTTAGAAGACGCTATTGATATACGCCAAATTAAAAACCTTAAGTTAGCTAATCAAATGTTAAAGATTAAGCGTAAGGTTAAAATGGAACGTGATCAAAAAGCACAACAAGCTAATATCGCTGCTCAAGCAGATGCTCAAGCTCAAACAGCTGAAAGAACAGCTATGGCAGAAGTGCAGAAGCAAGAGGCTGTAGCGTCAACTAAAGTTGATATTGAAAAAGCTAAGCAAGAGATGGAAATGCAGAAAATGCAAGTTGCAGCTCAAATAAAGCAAGCTGAGATGGAGAGACAGTTCCAGTATGACATGCAGCTCAAGCAAATGGATATTCAAGTAGATAAAAGTAAAGAACAATTTATAGAAGATCGCAAAGATAAAAGAACAAAAATACAAGCGACACAACAAAGTGAAATGATAAGCCAAAGAAAAAATGATGGCTTACCAATAGACTTTGAAAATCAACCAGACCAAGGTCTTGGTGCCTTTATGTAGGCAAATCAATTTTTTAAATTATATTATATTATGTCAACAGAAGTAAAACAAGAAGGTGAGTTTAAGCTTAAATCTAAAAAGAAAAAAACACCTAAAAAATTAAGCAAATCAAACGAAGTAACTAAAGTAGACTTAACAAAGCCAGAGGCTCAAGGAGAAGTTATACCTGATGTTATTAAAGTTGAAATACCAAAAGAAGATGCCGTTCAAACACAAGAGACAGATGATAGCAATGCTGTTATCGAAGAGCCCAAAGACAGTGGCGACAGCAAAGAAGTGGTTGAAGAAATACGGACCGCCGAAGAAACAGTAGAATCTCCAATAGAGATTATTGAAGAGGTTGGTGAAGTAGAAAAAGAACTAAAAGAAGCTATAAGAGATGAAAAGGTTTTAGGTAAACAATTACCTGAAAACATTGAAAAACTAGTTTCTTTTATGGAAGAAACCGGAGGTAACGTAGAAGACTACGTTAGGTTAAACGCTGATTACTCTAGCGTAGACGATACTACATTGTTAAAAGAGTATTACAAAAAAGAAAAACCATATCTTGATAATTCAGATATTGATTTGTTGTTAGAAGATTTTCAATATGACGAAGATTTAGATGAAGATAGAGATATACGCAAGAAAAAACTTGCATTTAAAGAAGAAGTTGCAAAAGCCAAAAACTTTTTGGAAAGCACTAAGGAAAAATACTACGCTGATATCAAGTTGAGATCAAATGTAAATCCTGATGCGCAAAAAGCTATGGACTTTTTCAATCGATATAATAAGCAGCAAGAACAAGCTGAAGAAAACCGTAAAGTGTTTCAAAAAAATACTAAAAAGCTTTTCACTAATGATTTCGAAGGTTTCGATATCAGTGTTGGTCAAAAGAAATATAGGTATAAGATACAAAACGCTGACGGTATTGCTGATAAACAATCAGACATTAACAACCTTATCGGGAAGTTCCTAGATAAAAACGGTTCTGTTAGTGACTATAAAGGTTATCATAAAGCAATGTATGCTGCTGAAAACGTAGACCGTATCGCTGCGCATTTTTATGAACAAGGAAAAGCTGACGCTGTAAAAGGTGTTATTGATAACTCAAAAAACTTGAGTGATAAAACAGCTAGACCATCTAGTAATGGCGATGTGTTTTTAAACGGCTTTAAAGTTAAAGCTATTAGTGGTGCTGATTCTACAAAACTAAAAGTAAAAACAAAAAAATTTAACTAAAAAATTAAAAAATTATGGCATTAAATAATGCATTTGGTTCTATTATACCAAGTCAAAAACAACAATTAAACGATAGCAACTGGCTAAAGTTTAACGATGGTGCTGCCGCTGGAGACACTGATACATTTGCTCAGCAGTATTTACCTGAAATTTATGAACAAGAAGTAGAGCGTTACGGAAACCGTACGTTATCTGGATTCTTAAGAATGGTTGGCGCTGAAATGCCAATGAGTTCTGATCAAGTAATTTGGTCTGAGCAAAACCGTTTACACGTTGCTTACAACGATGTATCTAACGGAGGGGCTAATAATACACTTACTTTCGCTGTTGGTGGAGCTAACCAAACTTTTGTTGAAAACGTTATTTCAGCTGGTGACACTATTGTTATCTTAGATGATACAAATCACACTGACACTAAAGCTGTTGTAACTGCTTCTAGCCAAGCTGGAGCTCTTGCTACTGTAGTTGTTGCGCCTTACGGTGTTGCTGATCTTTCTGGCGTTGCTGGAACTGGTCTTAAAATATTTGTATATGGATCTGAGTATGCTAAAGGAGTTTCTATAGCTAATTCTACAGGTCAAGCAGATACTACAGGAAGAAAAAGTATTACTCCTTCTTTCACTCAATTTTCTAACTCACCAGTTATCATTAGAGACAAATACGTTGTAAATGGATCTGATATGGCTCAAATCGGTTGGGTTGAAGTTGCTACTGAGGATGGAACTTCTGGATACTTATGGTATTTAAAAGCTGAATCTGAAACTCGTTTACGTTTTGAAGATTACTTAGAAATGTCTGTAGTTGAAGGTGAGCTTGCTGTAGCTGATATTGGAGGCGGAACTCCTGGTGCTGCTTACGCTGCTGGATATAAAGGTACTCAAGGTTTGTTTGCTGCTATCGAAGAGCGTGGTAACGTAAACACTGGGTTTACTGCTGCTGCTGGTCTTACAGCTTTTGATGCTATTTTGAAAAACCTAGACACTCAAGGTGCTATTGAAGAAAACATGTTATTCTTAAATCGTAACACTGCTTTAGATTTTGACGATATGCTGGCTGCTATCTCTTCTGGAGCAGAAGGTGGTACTGCTTATGGATTATTTGAAAATTCTGAAGAAATGGCATTGAACTTAGGTTTCAGTGGTTTCCGTAGAGGTTCTTACGATTTCTACAAAACTGATTGGAAATACTTAAACGATGCTTCTACGCGTGGTGCTTATGATACTGTTCAAGCTAGTATTGAAGGTGTATTAGTACCTGCTGGGACTTCTACAGTTTACGATCAAATTTTAGGAACTAACATCCGCCGCCCATTCTTACACGTGCGTTACAGAGCTTCACAAGCTGACGACCGTAGAATGAAGCAGTGGTTAACTGGTTCTGCTGGAGGAGCTTTCACATCTGATCTAGATGCTATGGAAGTAAACTTCCTATCTGAAAGATGTCTTTGTGTACAAGCTGCGAATAACTTCGTACTTTTCAAAGGAGCATAATTCAAACAGAGGTAATGTTTACCCTCGTTAAAACAACGGGGGTAACTGTTACCTTTATTAACTATTTAATTTTATTATATTATGGCTAAAAAAGCTAAAGCAGAAACTGTTGAGGTTGCACCTCAAGAAACTGTTGTAAAAGAAGCACCAGTAAAAAAAGAAGTAAAACCAGCTAAACCAAGCTGGGAAATAAAAGATAGAACATATTTCTTGAAAGGTAATAAAACACCTTTAACTCACACTTTAAATTCCAAGCATACATCAAAACACTCTTTACTGTGGTTTGATGAAAAAAAAGGTGAACAACACGAAATAAGATATGCAACCAACCAAACTTCTCCACTTAAAAGTGAACAAAAAGGGGAAGCTACTTTGGGTCATATAATTTTTAAAGAAGGTACTTTATTTGTACCTAAAGAAAAACAAAACTTACAAAAGTTGTTATCTCTATATCACCCAGCTAAAAATAGATTATATACAGAGTACAATCCTGTATTTGAAGCTGAAGATCAATTAGATATTCTAGACATGCAAATAGACGCTTTAAATGCGGCTAGAAACATGGATATTGATTTTGCTGAAGCAATACTTAGAGTTGAACTAGGTTCTGCTGTAACAAAAATGAGTTCAAAAGAACTTAAAAGAGATTTACTATTATTCGCTAGAAATAATCCTAAACTATTTATTGAGCTAGCAAATGATGATAATGTTCAACTTAGAAATTTTGCTATACGAGCTTCTGAAGCTGGTATCATTAATCTTTCTCAAGATCAAAGAACATTTACTTGGGGAGCAAATGGTAGAAAACTAATGAATGTTCCATTTGATGAAAACCCTTATTCAGCCTTTGCAGCTTTCCTGAAAACAGATGAAGGTGTTGAAATCTATAAATCTATAGATAAAAAACTATAAAAACAAGTGATACTAATATAATGGGGACTACGAAAGTAGTCTCCACTGTATTATAATAAAAATATAAAAATGGCAATAAACGTAAATACAGTATATAAAACAGTATTGCTTATAATAAATAAAGAACAAAGAGGTTATTTAACTCCAGATGAGTTTAATAAAATAGCTACAAAAGTTCAATTAGATATTATAAATGAATATTTTGAAACTATAAATCAACAAAGCAGAGTTTTTCAAAATGAAACAGAGTATGGTAACAGATACAAAACTGTTCAAGAGAACTTAGATGCTTTTAAAACTATAGGAGATTGTACGTATAATGCTGGCTCTACGCCTCCGTCGTTTGCATTGCCAACCTCACCAACTTTCTACAAGCTTGGAACTGTTATTTATGACAATAACATAGAAGCAGAAGCTGTTCAAAGACACGAACTAGCTAAATTAAATTTATCTACATTAACAAAACCTTCTAAAAGATTTCCTGTTTATATCAACGAAAATAATACAATAATATTGTACCCTCAGACTATAACTTCAGACGTGCAAGTTACTTATGTTAAAAAACCTGCAGATGTTGTGTGGAATTTTGATTCTTCAGCTGGATACTACGTTTATGATCCAACAGGTTCTGTAGATTTTGAATTAGATATTGTAGAGCAAAACAATGCTATTGTTAGAATACTGCTTAACGCAGGTATCGTTATAAAAGATCCTACAATAATAGAAATGGCTTCAAGAGAAGTTGCTCAAGAAAGTCAAAACCAAAAAGTATAATAAATTATGTCTATAAAGGATAACTCATTGATAACAGAAACAAACCAGCAATATTACCAAGGCGCTCAGCCTTTTTTAGTTTCAGATGCAGCTGGACAAAGCTCCTTTGTTACTAATTTTAATACAGATTTAGTTTTTGGTTCATACGATAATACAGAAACTAACTATGCTTTAAATAACTTTAAGCTGTACACTAGCTATACTGGTTTACCTGGTAGTTTTATAGAATACACCAGCCAATATGAGGTTAGCAATAATACAGTATACATAGGAACACAAGCTACACCTGTTCTTCTTCCTCAGTATACATATGTAATTGTTCAATTAAAAACGCTAAGTGGTGGTAATTATGGAAATCAAGACGCTTACGGTGATACTGTTGAAAACAATTACGGTGGATATAAATACATTAAGCTTGATGACTTAATTGAAAACTTTATGATTGCTTATGTTGGAAAAGACAAGCTTATAAGTAGCGCTAAAAGAACCGACATTATATTCCACGCAAAAAGAGGTTTACAAGAATTTAGCTACGACACTTTGAAAAGTATTTACTCTCAAGAGCTAACAGTCCCCGCTAGCTTAAGCATCGTACTTCCTCAAGACTATGTAAACTACGTAAACGTTTCTTGGATAGATACAGCTGGTGTTAAAAGACCTTTGTTTCCAACTAACAATTTAACTACAATACCTTATAATACACCTGTTCAAGACGCTACAGGTATTCCTGTTCAAGATAACTTTGGTGAAAATGTAGAAGGAACTTCTATAACAGAAGAACGCTGGAAAAATCTTAACATAAATTTATTAAATAATAACTTAAATCTAGACGATTGGGCATATTTTAGCGAAGCTTATGGCTACAATGGCAACTGGAATTTAGGTCAATTCTACGGAACAGATCCTCAATACGCTAACGTAAACGGTTATTTCACTATAAATGAAAGAGAAGGTAAAATGTCTTTTTCTAGTGATTTAGCTGATAAGTTAATAATAATAGAATATGTATCTGATGGCTTAGCTTATGATTCAGATAGTAAAATACCTAAAATAGCTGAAGAGGCAATGTATGCTTATATACTATACGCTATTATATCAACTAGAATAAACCAGCCTGAGTATATAGTACAAAGACTTAAAAAAGAAAAAAGAGCCAAATTAAGAAATGCTAAAATTAGACTATCTAATATAAAATTATCTGAGTTTGTTCAAGTAATGAGAGGTAAGTCTAAATGGATAAAACACTAAAATTAAATGGCAGAAGCTAAAAATAGTTTCATAAGGTCTAAAATGAACAAAGACCTTGATGAGAGATTAATACCAAGTAACGAATACAGAGACGCTTTAAATATAGCAGTTTCTAGATCTGAAGCAAGTGACGTTGGGGCTTTAGAGTCTGTTCCTGGTAATATATTAGTTGCTAACGCTAACTCAGGTGAAGAAATAATAGGTTACTATGTCAATGAAACAAATGATGTAGCTTATGTTTTTAAAACAGATTGGAAAGAATCAGGAAAAGCTCCCTCTACAGCTAATTGTTCTATAGAAGTTTTTAACTCAGCTGGAAACACGATTCAGGTTTTAGTTTCTGGAAGCTGGTTAAATTTTTCTACATCTAGTAGAATGAACGGTGTTAGTATTATAGAAAACTTATTATACTTTAGTGACAACAGGAATCAACCTAGAAAAATAAATGTTGATATAGCTTTTAATAGTTCTAGTTATTACTTTAATGAAGACCAAATATCGGTTGCTAAATACGCTCCAAATACACCTCCAGGTTTTATAAATCTTAGGTCTAATGTTTCAAATCCTTTTCTACCTAATTCAACAAATAGACCTTCAACAATGTCTGATGCAGCTGATCCAGACACTATACAAATAGGTATATACAATATATCTAACTCTAATTTAGCTGTTAAAAAATATAGAAATGGAGATTCTATAATAGATGGTAACGACCCAACAGATTGGAATAATGCAGATACTAATCAACAAGGCGCTTGGTGTTATTACGAAGAAGATCCTGGTAATGGCGTAACTTACGGCTTACTTTATAATAAGTGGGCTGTTGTAGATTCTAGAGGTTTAGCCCCAACTGGTTTTACAATCCCAACAAGTTCTGAATGGACTTCTATAGTTGGATCGGCTGAAGGCTCACCTTTAACTGAAGGTAAAAACATGAAGTCTATAGATTTTTGGGCTACACCTGGCGGTTTAAACTCTCAAGGATTTAACGGTAGACCAGCTGGTTTTAGAAACCCTGGTGGTAACGCTCCTTTTTCAGGTTTATTAACAAGAACAACGTATTGGGATAGTGAACCTGAGTCAACAGGCGCTAATTCTGGCGTAGCCTTAACTAATGGTAGCGATATGGTAGTATCGCAAACAGCTTTGAGCTCAGGTCAAGGATACTCAGTTAGAGTTATAAAACAAGCTGGCTATAACGGCTGGAACGGTGATCCTGACTTTCTTACTGATAAATTTGCTAGGTTTAGCTATAGATTTAAATTTGATGACAATGAATACTCTGTAGTTGCTCCTTGGAGTCAAGATGTGTTTATACCAAAACAAGATGGTTATTTTTTAAATAATGATGAAAACGAGGCTTTTGTTTCTACTGTCGTTCAATTTATGGAAAACAGTATTAATAACGCAGTATTAAATATAGAATTACCTTGTATTGATATTATAAACAATTATAAAATAAAAGCTATAGATATATTGTTTAAAGAATCTGACGATATAGCCTATAAAGTTTTAGAAACAGTTAAAGTAGATAATAATTTTATACAAAGTTTAAATTATACTAATATATTCCAATATTCGTATCAGTCTAAGCAACCAATAAAAACTTTGCCAGAATCTGAAACAACTAGAGTTTTTGATAAAGTTCCTGTTAAAGCTCTTGCTCAAGAGACAGCTGGTAATAGAGTGTTATATGCCAACATGCAGGAAGGTCATAGTGCGCCTGATGGTTTAAATTATTTTGTAGACGTACAGCAAAAATTATTTCAGTCTTATACAGAATATCCACAGCACAGTTTAAAGCAAAATAGAAACTATCAAATAGGTTTTGTTTTAGCTGATAAGTACGGAAGACAGACTGATATAATATTATCAACCAGAGATGGCTTGCTAGATTCAAGCGGTAATCCGCAACCAGGGTCTAATGTTTTTAATGATTATAAACCTACTAGTTTTACCCCTTCTGTTGATGGCTGGTTAGGAGATAACGCTGTTATAAACATAGAATCTCAAATACCAGAAGAAGAAAACGCTAATGGGTTATCTGGCTATCCAGGTGCGTATGCTATAGGTAATTACTTTCAAGTAGATCCAGCTGGAAATCCTGGACCTTATTTTTTAAGTGATAGTTGTAATTATTTCTCTGTAGCAAATGGAACAGGAACTGGTTGGCCATTGAATCAAGGCGATATTATTTTTGGAACTTATTTGCAATATTCTGATGCAACAGATTCTAATAACGTTCTTAACGTTTATGTAAACGAAACAGGTAATGGTTGGATATTGAAAGAATTAACAACCGATTATACTATAACAACTAACGGTCCTTTCTTAAGAGTTACATTTAATAACGCTTTAGATCCAGGTTTAAACGTAAAAGTTGAAATACTATTTGGCTTAAACAGACTTTACAGGTATAGAGCTGGTGGCTCTGTTGCTACAGCGCCGGCAGCAGATCCTTTATTTGATGATTTTGCTAACACCTACACGAATTATTTTGCCGTTGGCAAGCATTGGAAAGGACAATATATAGATTACACCGAAACAGTTTCTTTAACTCCGGTAGATGTACAATCTCCGGGTGTTCCATACGGTGTTATATTTGAAACAAAAGAAGAAATAAGCATAGATTACTTATTTAATTCTACTCCAGTTAGTCAAAACCCAGGTGGTTTACTAGTTGCGACTACTTTTGCTTCATATAATATAAATCCTCTTGGTTTTTACACGTATAGACTAGGTATAAAGCAACAACAGCAAGACTACTACAATGTTTATTTACCTGGAATATTAAACGGTTATCCATTAGGTGAAACACCTACTGAATTAAATGAAGTGGCGTTTACTACCTTAGTTTCTGATAATATTAACAAAGTACCTAGAAACTTACAAGATGTAGGTCCTTTAGAAAATCAATTTACAAGTGATGTGACTTGGTTTCCTAGAGTGGAAAACATAGCGCCATTTATTACAGCCCCAACTACAAATCAATTAATACTAAATAAGCAAGTTGATCCTTTATCTTCTGCTGATAAAGTTGAATTAATAGGTACTATAGATGATGCTTTTCCTGATGTTACTGAATGGAACAACACTACTATACCTATACCTTTAGGAGAATTAAATACCAATGCAATATACAACTACGATCAAAGACCTTATATTGCTAAAATATCAACTAGAAAGGGTGTTGGAATAGATGTAGATGATTATGATCCGCCTTCTTCTGGATCAGGTAATTATCCTTATTCTGCTAACATGGGATTAGCTGTGTACGAAACATCACCAACTATATCTCAATTAGAGCTATTTTATGAAACTTCTACATCAGGGCTTATATCTACTATAAATAGCGATATTATAAACGACAGTCAAGAGATTACAGGCTTAACTAGCTTTACTGTTAGTTTTCCTGAGTCATCTCTATCGGGTACACAAATAACTAACGCGTTTTTCCCCGTGTCTAATGGTAGTATATTAACAAATACAACAGCTCAATTCGCTAGCATATATAGATATGACAACCAAGGAAATTTAGATACTAGTATAGATTTTTCAGCAGGAACATCTCCATCTTTTGTTTTAAATAACGCTGGAGCATCGGGATACAGTATAGATATTGCAACTACTTTTTATGCTGGACAGTTTGGTTCTCAAAGTGTAGAACCAGATTATAGATTAGACACAAAAGGTAAATATGTAGCTACAATAGCGTTTACTCAATCTAACGGTGTTATAAGTAATCAAACTATAGAACTTCCTTTAGCAAACACTAACCCTCAAGTTGTTGGCTTTCCAACAGCACCTATAAACTTAACAACAACAGGTAGTAACACGGTGGTTCAAACAAGCTCTGGATCTACAACTGTTCAATCTCCAGGAGGTAGAAATGGATCTGCTAGAGCATATAATCCTCCTAGTGTAACAAATGGACATTATTTAAGCTTCTACAACACTATATCAGGTTTTACAGGTCCTTACGGTTGGATTATAGATGAAATTAACAAAATTGCAGCAGATGGATCAATAAGTACTTTTGGTCCTCAAGGAAACTCTAATTACGATCACGAGATTAGAGACTTAGTTAAAATACCTTTTCAAGGTATAAACACAACTGGAACTCAAGGTGATCAATGGAGGTTTGTATTAAACATGGAAAACTACCAAGGGCAACCAACTAATACTAGTGGTGGTGTTGGAGGGCCAGGCGCATATGAGGCTTTCATGAGACTAACTGATACTAATTTTTCTAGTACGCCAACAGGTACATCACCAGGCAGCGTTAGATTAACTTGGAATGTTGGTGCTTATACAGATAATAGATTTATATATAACACCTACTCTGACAACGGAAGCGGCACACAGCCAGCTGATTGGATAGTTCAAGCACCTCCTTTCAAAAACCCTCAAAATGCTGTTGGAGGTTTTTCAAGCTGGCACGCTCAATTCTTAAACTATAGTTCTAGCAATGTGTGGGTTTACGCAAGAATAGTATCTTTCAATGGAGCACCTGCAGCTTCTACGGTTAGTGCTAACGTTTTTAATTCTTTATATTCAGACGGAACAAATGCTGGTACTGGCGGAACACAGTTAATGCAAGTTAGTGTGCCCGGAAGTCAAGTGGCTCAATATAGTATATGGGCTTTAGTCGCATACGTGGACGGTGTTACATTTTCTCAAAATGAAAAAGCTGCTGAGGTAGGACCTGGGCAGCAAAATCAAACAGCTGGAACTCAAACTTATGATTACGTTACGTCTGCTGCTTTTAATTCTAAAATACAATTTGTAAGCCAAACGATGAATAACACTCACTTTCAAGTAGAGTTGTGGCAGTCTGATCAGCAGTTGCCAGCTAATACACCTGGAAGCGTGGTTCCTTCAAGTTTTACACAAATAGGCAGTCAAACTAAAATCACCCAATCACCTCCAATGTTTGGTAATACGCCTACACCCGGAAGTAGAGGAACATCTTCTGATTTTGATGTGTATCCAACTACTTTAGTTTCACCTGACGGTTTTGTAGGTCCTGTAGTTAATTAAAAATATAAAAAAATAAGTGATAATATAAAAATGGCTGGATTTATACCTGTAAAATACTATAACTCTTATGTACTTAAGAAGACATCGTTGAAAAACGCTGCGCCGCTCAATGATTGGTATGTTGAAGAATCTAGAATAAGAGGTGGATATAACAACGTTCAAACAGGTTTAGCGCCTAGAGCTTTTATATACTCAGAAGATAACAAAAGAGAATATCTACCTAACA